ATTTCATACCAGCCGTTAATTCTACAAATGTTTTCTTTAACACACCAAATGCCGCAACAATTTTAGAAGAAAATAACGTTGCTAATAAAGCAACAATAGTTAATAAACCACCAGACGCTTCTGTTACCTTTACAAAACCAGTTGCTAAATCAACTAATGATTTTATTAAATCTCCGTCAATTGTTTTTGTTGCTAGTTTACTAAATGCTGAATCTAATGATTTTAGTTTACCTTCGATTGAATCTATGTATTTTGAATTTTCGACAGCGGCTGATCCAAGTGAGTCTGTCGCATTTTGAACCGCTTTATCTACACTTTCCCAATTTGAGAGCAAACTATTCAAAACCGTGATTTGTCTTTTACCAGCACTTAATTCTCCTAAGTATTGTCTTTGATTTGGAAGCAATGTATCCCACACCGCCGCCATATCTTTTAAAATTGAATATGTATCTCTAAGTTGTCCTGTTTGTTGATCGAATATGTCGATACCAGCTATTTTTTTAAATTCTTCTGCTAGTTTGGATGTTGCTACTGCACCATCTTCTCCAAGTTCCGAAATTCCACGAAGCCTGATATTAATTACATCTCGCTACGATGTAATTTGATTTTGTCTATTTACCTCCGTAATTATTTTGTTTTTGAATTCGTCGTTTTCTATTTCCCAATAAGGAATTCTAATTAGAGAAATTTTATTATAGTTACAATAGTTTGTTTTTATTTTATCTCTTTCAATTTGAGATTGTAATGCTTCTTCTCCGTTTATCGGTTCGTAGTGATATTCTCCATCGACTTCTATTAAAAAAAATACACCATCCAATAATACACAAAAATCAAATGGAAGTGGCAAAACATTTCTACAGTCATCAAACATTTTTTCTTCTATATATGTTATACCAATTTTATTTAAAAATTTCGACACCTTTAAAGCATATTTAGATTTCTTTTTAGAACATTCTGTACATCTGTAACATTTTTGATGAAGAAAACTAACGGCCAACGTTGTATAAATATTACCACAAGAACATTTTATAGTAACCATTTGTTTTTTATCTTTATACCAATTTAAAACTTTACAATCATAATCATTTATTTTGCAAAAATGATTCAAATTAAATAAATAACTTGGATTTGTAGAATTGAACTTTCCAATCCCATATCCAGACTTTACATTGGCAAAATGTATATAACCAATATAACCATCTCTGTCTTTACATTTCATTGGATGTTCACAATTTTCATATTCTTTTTCTAATAAAGCAAATCCATATTCTTCATATGTTTTTCTTACAACTTCGTAATCTATTCTTCTTCTCATTCCTTTTTCTATCAAACTACATTCGTTGCAATAAATTTTTTGTCTTTCTTCAAATTTTATAAAATTACACATATATGGTTTTCCGCATTTTGCACAAATAAATTGTAGTTTTTGTTCGTTATTTATATATTTTTTATTTTTTCCAAGTTTTCCACCAATTGATTCGGCATATTCTTCTATATATTCTAGGGTAAGTTTTCTACGCATTTTTATTTTTAGACAAAATCAACTCATGGTTTCCCATGAGAGTAGACCATATCACACCCTTCGACTTTACGTTAAGGTAGTCACACTTCCACTCGCTTGAGTGTACTCACGTTTCAGTGATGGCCGTTGGGGGTAATCCTGTTCGGATATTCCCTGCTGATTGTCCATTTTACAGCACTTAGGATTTAACCATATGCTATCTATACATTCTTTCTACTTTCGTACTTCCGTTTAGGCATATTTCATCCTTCCGTTTTAGTTGTATAGCTTTAGGGCGTTCCAGCATATTCGTGACTAATCATTATGCACATTTCTGTACATATGCGCCGTGGAATATCTCTAGCTGGAGATATTCACAACGTTGTGAAATTATAATGAGGCCGCTCGATGACTTCTCTATATTCTGGAGGATTTCATTCGCACCAGTTAATAAGGCACTTAGTTCAGAAATTTCAACACCAGCGGCATTAAATGTAGCAGACGTTCGAGTTAAACCTTCAGTCAAATCAGCAAAGTTAATTGCGCTTGTATTACTGATTTGATTAATTATATCAATTACTTCAGTTGCTCGACTAGCTTCCATATTAAAACCCTTTAATACAGAAATTAAAGAAGTGGCAGCTTCGTCTACGCTTGCAATTCCGTCACCTACATTTAACAAAATTAATGCAGATTCGGCTAAATCTAATGCTTCTCTGATTTCATAACCACTTCTAGCAAAAATTGTAGTAGCATCTATTACTTCTTTTCCTGTTCTAGCAACTTCTTTACCAACAGAATATGCCTGTGCTGTAAAAGTTTCTAACGAACTTCCTGATAAATCCGTAACCTTTTTTAATTCAACTAAAGAAGTATCCAATTCTTTTACAACATTTACCATATTTGAAACAAGTTGTTTTGCTTTTCTTAAAGCAAGCATTACAACTCCAATTTGTAAAAATCTTTGAACCATATATTCAATAGAAGCTGCAAAGTTTGTAATACCGTAAACAACAGAAGAAATTTGAGACTTAAATCCAGCAAGGGCTTGTGTTTGAGCATGAATATCAGTCATTGCTCTTATTTCGTTTAATTTTTGTTCAACAGTAATTCCTTCTAATTGAGTCTGAATTAGTTGTTTTTGCGTATTGGTTAAACCTTGTAACCTTAGCTCTAACGCTTGTATCGTTTGTTGATTTCTAATTCTATGATCTATAAGACGTTGTTCTTCTGTAACAGCCTGACTCTGTTGTTTTAAATGTAATTCATAAGCTCTTGTTCTTTCTAATTCTATTTTTCTATCAATTTCTTGTTCTTGTTGTAAATATTTTTGATATTCTTTTTGCGCTCCAAGTTTATCTTGTGTAGTTTTAATAGTATTAAGTTCTAATTCTTTTGTTTTTTGATTTACAGAACTAAGTAACTGCGCTGTTTCTTTAAATCCAATATTTACTGTTTCAGTCTGGTTTCTTAATTCTTTAGAACCATCCGCTGCAACCTTGAACGTTTGTTGTATTTTTGTTGTTGCTCCAGCCGCTTCTTTTCCAAGATCACTAGTAGCATTTGCCGCACTTTTTAATTCTTTGGAAAAATTTTCTGCTCCACTAAAAGTCATTTTTAAACTTGGTATATTTAACGTTACAGATTTTGCGGCTTCATTTAGTGCTCGTTGTAATTCGTTTGCTTGTATTAAAGCCTTTATTTGTACTTGATAATTTGACACATTCTCACCACACAATCGTTATTACGTTTCAATAACAACACCAAATTTCTTTAGATATTTATTTAACGTTTTACTTATTAAATCATCTAGTTTCTTATAATTAGGATCTTGTCCAGCCCGATCTCCGAAAACATCATACCAATAATTAGTAGCAGGAACACTAGGTAATACATCATTTTGTGTTCCAGCATCCCACCAACTTAATAATCCTTCTGCAACAGAATTTGAACCCCAATTAGAATTCCCATCAACACTCATATGAGAATTAAAAAGTTTTCCTTCATTCCATGTGGCGTTCATAAACATAGAATCCATACCAACAGTTACCGTAATTCCACTTCCACTTATTTTTACTTGTGGTTTAATTACAGACTGGATAAATTCTTGTGTCCTTTTATAATATTTAGATGGTGCTTTATTATAAACCCCTTCTTGAATATTTTCGGTTAGTTGACTAGCTATAGTTTCAGAAATTTCTTTTAATGCCCTATTACATTCTGCTAGTAAAGCATTTTTCAAATCTTGTTCGTTTCTTATAATCAATAAATCACCACCTTATGTATATACAAGATATAGTATATGCCATGACATTGAACCACAACATATACTATATAATGTATGATAAAATTTCTATTTTATATTCTTTTTTACATCGTTTGTTTTTTTGTCTACCATTCCTAAATATTCAGCAATAAATAAAATCCTTTCAGATTCTGTTTTTTGTTTTTCATAGTTATCCTTTAAATTAAATATTGGTGTTACCGTTTCTTGTAAAATTGGTGTTTCTATTATTTGATTATCAGTTTGTTCTAATTTTTTAACTTTTAACCCATGATATAATGAATTTTTACTTTCTACTGGTTTTAATTGAACAATATATTCTGTTTCTTGATTAAAAACTGGAATTTTTTCATATATTTTTTCTTTTTCCATAATTTGACACAACCTTTCTAGCTAAACAAATAGACACATATGGTTTAAAGTTTTTAATATAAAAATTATAACTATTAGTTCGTTTTATCCATCCCCAATATGATATAGTAGCGCAAGCGTCTCTATAATTTAAAAAATCTTTCATATATATTTTCTTAATTCTTCTTTTAATTCTTAAAGAATTTCTTTTTCTAAGAGTTGTATAGGCTCTATAAAACTTTAATCCTAGAAAATCTATTGGACGTTTATTTATTGAAAAAATTTGCCAATTACTTTTTACATTTAAACCAATAAGTTTTAATTCATCTGATATTCTTCTTCTTGCCTTTCTTAATTTTTTCTTATTTGAATCTAACAAAACCATATCATCTATATATCTTACATAATACCTTATTTTTAAATCTTCTTTTATGAAATGATCAACACTTTGTAAGAAATAATTAGCAAACCATTGGCTTGTATAATTCCCTATTGGTAATCCGTTGTGACTATTAATAATAGAATCAATTAAACAAAGGCAATCTTTATCTTTTATTATTCTTCTAAAAGATTGTTTCAATAGTTCGTTATTTATAGATGGATAAAATTTTGATATATCCATTTTTAAACAATGTTTCGTTCCAAAAACATCTTTCCTAATCCATCCTTCCATTGCTTTTTGACAAAATGAAGATCCACGATTTGGTATACTGCCACAATTATAAAAATACATTCCACGCATTATAATATTTTTAATTTGTAATATTAAAGCCCAATGAATTATCTGGTCTGGAAAAAATTTTGGTTTACAAATTTCTCTTTGCTTTCCGCTAGATGAATCAACAATTGATTTTTTAATATATTGAGATGGTATATAATTTTTACTTAATAATATTTCTTGTATTTTATTTGCAAAAAAGTCAATATCCTTTAAAATATGACTAACTCTGGTCTGTGATCTTTTACCCTTAGAAGCTTCAATAATAGCAAGTTTAATATTATTAATATCACAAATTTTTTCATAAATATTTCCAATTCTTTTCATATAACTTCCTCTTATTACCATACGGTTTTTCGACAAAAAGCTACTAAACCGCTCTCTTGTGGTTTTTAATTTTTGCCAAGCGGCAAGGAAAATACAATGCTCTAAAAAAAAATAATAAGATTCCGAGAACCAATATTCACGTTCGCATTCGAAGAAGAATTGTTCAAATTCCAATAGAAAAGACCAGAATTCGTGCCATTATTCCAATTCCCGCCAATATGGGCAATCACGCATCATAAATCCCTATGGGGGAATCGTCCCCCATTACCCCCTAAAGAGGTTTTTTAAGAAGCCGAGAACCAAAATACACGAGCGCATACGA